TTTTTTACATGATTGTCCTCAGTGATTGTGGCCGAATAACTTGGCAATGAACTCCCATTTATCAGCAAGCCATAAGATAAACACAAATGCCCCCATCAACATCCATTTCCACCGCTCTAATTCTTGGACCGTTTTCGCTATCACCTTTGGTTCTTCATGAGCAGGGGGACGCAACGCCGCCATGACTTCCGCACGAAGAATGTCCAACCGGGAATTCATATCACCTTTCATCTCATCAATTTTATTTTGGGTTTCCCGTGTTGAGGTCGTGATTCGGGAATGGAGTTCTTTTTGAAGTGTATCCAATTCCACTTCAATCCGTTCCAAATCATGTTCAATCTCTTTATCGGATTCTTCATGGATTTCATGTTTATGATCGTGTAGCGTGAGCATTTTCAATAGTGAATAGTTGACTTCTTCGATTTTACCGATACCTTCGGTGAGCTTATCAATGAGTTTCTCATGATTGCGTGAGGTACTGTCTAGCAATCCAAGTTGGATACGCATGTCAGTAATGGTATGTTCTGGGTGTGGAATTGGATCTCCGGTTGCCATGATATTCCTTATTCTTTACCCTGAAGAGTGGCAATCCGGTCGTCTTTCTTTGCTGATCCAATGGATGACCCGAAGTAATATCCAAGGACTAGGCCTACCGCTGCATCCAATGTTCCTAATGAGCGCATGACAATTTCGCGCATCGTGGGTTCAATGACTTCTGTTAATAGAAAATATTGGACCGCAATATACAATCCCATCACCAATCCAGCTAACAAACGTGGGGTGGTGCTATCGCCAGTTTTAACTTCGCGGGACCGCGCATCGGCACGATCCGCAGCTTGAATCTTCGTCACATCAATTTCTAACCGTCTACAATCCAGTAGGAAGTCCTGCTCGGCTTTCTTCAGCGCCAGCAGTTGTTCTGGTGTTGCACCGATGATTGCTTCTTCCAACTGGGCTTTCGATGTATCAGGTGCAAGTCCCAATGCGCCAATAATCTTCTGAGCCGCCACACCTGCAAGCGGTCCACCAAATGCGGAGGCTGCCATTGGAGCAACGGTTGCGAGTGTCGCCAGTGCACCACTTCCTAATTTTTCAAAAAATTCTCCCATTCCCATGATTACTCCTCCATCTTCGTTCGGAATTGCGTAAAGGTTTTTCGTTTAATCAATTTAGTTTTTTTCTGTGGGAGACCGGGTTCCCCTTGAGGACCAATACCAATTCCCGCAACGTTTCCCGATCCTGCTGCATTGACAGGAGCTTCTTCCTTCAATGGAGCCTTTTCCACTTTCTCCAGTTGTTCATAGTAATCTGGGCGTTCATTCAAATGATCCAGTGCAATCTTTCGTGCCACCGCATCGTCCTTGGTGTGTTCACATTCGACCTTCGATCCCTTTTTTAATTGGGCACTAAGGTATTCAAAACTCTTTTTGTGTTTCTCCACCAATGACTGAATAGAAATAGACGATTCTTCTTGCAGTGAATCGGGATTATAGTGGGCCTGAAGTTTCTTTGTCGCGCGGTCGATCCCGTTTTGTCTTAGGGCTTTCAAATCCAACCCACGGAAATATCGTTTATTGAAATGCTTTGCGCTATACACGGTCCCATCTGGAAGTTGTCGGCTTGGGTGAATCTCTGCACTAGCCTTGCGCTTGTATCGTCCTAGTGTCTTGGGGGATAACTCTGTGAGCAGTTCCTCGGCCATCTCAACGGGATAGGGTGGGCGCATAGGCTGTCCATCATCCAATCCACTCTCATAGGTGGGCGTTTGAAATGCATCTACCGTGACACCTGCGTTCTCTAGATTTCCCATTGCAATGCCCGGATTCCCAGTATCATCCAATTCATCCGCAGCCGGTGCTTCTTCAGCCTCATATAATTCTGGATGAAGTTTGTTATACTCGCGCATCAACATACCGGCGAGTCCATTCGCTTCATATTCCAATTCTTCTAATGTCTCGGCAGGCTCCCCATCCATGTGTTGTGCTTCATGGACTAATTCATGGGCAAGAGTGCGGAGAATATCAGCGACATGGCGGCCATCAGTTGCTACTTCAATGGCTTTTGTTGAAGGTCGATAGTTACCAAATGAACTGCTACCAGTTTTACAGACGAAGTTAATGGGCGGGCAATCAGCGATTCCTAGACGTTCACACACAAATACACAGAAGTCTTTGAGATAATCGAAGAGAATTGGACTGTGGCATTCAACTAAAAAATTACGCATTGGAATTTCCTGTTATCCGAATCTGTCTCAATACATCAACAATCGTTGTGTCGGGAACTAGGGTAGTTGAGTGAATCGTTTGCCCATTGATCCCGTACACATGCTCTGGCATGTAATTGAGAAACACTAAAAATGTTTTAAGAATGGGATAGTCTTCCACTCTTGTATGATAAAACAATAACCGGGTCGCCGCGGGAACCCCAAAAATGTTATACACGATAATCAAATGATTGAGGATCAACCGCTCGCGCAGTTCCCCATATTGAGCATATCGGCGAAAGAGCCGGCGAAGGTAAATGAAATGCTTCAAGTCCTCCGCCAGCTCACTTCGTAAATAGGTTGTTTTTTCATAGGCCTTGACTGCATAAATCAACACAGTCTCAGGCGTCAAATTCAAATTATGCATCGTATGTTTCAGAGAGTAAATCGTGTAATTCTGTTTCAGTCACAACTTCAGCAAAAATATCCTGTCCTAGTTCATCTGCGACACACGCAAAGTAGAAATAACAAGGATCGTCCTGCTCATGTAACACTAGTCCAATGATCTGTTCATCAGTAAATGCATGAACATCGATCTCAGGTAAGTCATATCCCACATTCGCAAATAGTTCACGAACATAGGTATAGATGAGGTCAGGCGAAAGAGATTGTGCCGTCAATTCTTCCAATGCGAGGTTGATTTGATCCCGTTCCTCTTCGTCTTGGAAACTGACCGCATCAATCGAACCGATGACGAGAGGGATTGGCCTCTCGTCTACTTGTTCAGGACCGCCTTCATCATGCATTATACACCCATGATGGCGTCATCAGCACCAGCATCAGTTGCAATGTTGCCGGATGCCACAAGGGTCTGATATGTAATACGACCCAAACGACCACCTGGAATGACACGCAAGGAGGCTTGCACACTATAGCCTGCAACAATGTTTGCAGTTGGTGTGGTGTTGTAGGTATTCCCCACATAGTTCATCACGATAGATGAAATGTTTCCGGCTGCATTCGCGGTATAGGTTGCATTGGCACCCACACCTGATCCACCATTTGCAAATGTGATGAATCCGGTTCCTGGTGTATACCCTGCGCCACCAGACAGAATTTCGATACCCGCAACATACCCAGTTCCCTGAGTACGGAGTACCCATCCTGCATGGGTTGTGTTGGCACCTTCCTTGACGGCGTTTGCTGCTTCAGCAGCAGACACACCGAAAACTCCCAGTGCAGCCCCAGTCTTAAATGCGCCAACGGTCACATTACCAAAGGCAACATTTCCGTTTGCTGCGACTCCTAAACCCCCCGCAACCGCAAATTTCGGTGCGCTTGTGTTTGCATCTGTTGTTCCCCAAAGACTCATGGTAGATTCTCCTTATGTTAGTAATACCCTAGTTGTTTTAATTTCAAAATCGTCACTTTGGCGCTCACATGAAAAATACCAATCCCTCCTGCTGCTTCAAACTCATCCACATTTTGTTGATGATCGTCTATCAATATATGTCTCGTTGTTCCCTGTGTTGCGTATTTCTGTTTATCACGCCGATACACCACATGGATACGAGATTGGGGAAGTGATGGGATATGGCGACGATACCATTCCCGTTTTCCACTCTCCACTTCCTCAAAGTTATGATCCCAACTTGGGACCGCCGTCAAAATGTGTGGATGATATTTTTCAATATGGCGCCAATATACCTGCCAATCTGGCATCGGTGGGATAGTTTCCCAGAATTCCGAATGCTGATTGAGAATTGCGCCTTGTGTCGCTTTATCTGGCTTATCTGACTTCCACGGATGGCCGAGGACTTTCTCAGCCTGTGCCATGAAATCACAGATCACACCATCGCTATCACTGTAAATGATGGCTTTAGGATCTCTTAGCATATTTATGCCCTGGTAACTGTCGTAGTTAATGGAGTAATCACAGGATCTTTCTGAAACTTTTCATCAATCCCAGGACCCTTGACTTCCATTTTCTCAGCCCCATCCTTCTTCTTCTTCACCACTTGCTTAACTGCTTCGTGGATGATCGCTTCCTTGATGGGCTGTGTTCCTGCCGCAGGCTTCACCTGTGTTTTCTTCCAGGCATCCCAACGCTTACGGCGATTTTCCCACTTTTTCTGATTCGCCTCAATACGCTTGGTCTCACGGGCGTAGTTGGATTCTGCATCTTCATGGAGAGCCGACACATAATGCTCAATATCCGTTGGGTTGGCTTTTGCTGCACCCAAATGATACCGATTTGCCCGTCCGACAGCATGAAGAGGTGTAATATTGACATGACCCGTTGGATGCACATGGATAACAGTATGCACGGCTCCCTTGTGAGGACCGATCTTCGCTATGACTTTATCTCCCACCTTATATGTTGGTGACTCACCTTCATGAAACGCCACCTCGGCAGTTTCATCTAGATTTGCCAGCTTGTCTGCCGCACGGCTTACACCTTTAACTCTGGTATCTACCCGTTTGGCGGCTTTGTCAACACTTTTCCCCCATCCCTCGCTCGCATGATAGGTCAGACCTGGAATTTGTTTGACCGCTTTCTTAGTGTACGATGCAAGGGTGGACTTCTTCAGTTCATCCAACTGTTCCGTTTCTTCTAGTTTTTTATGGACGCTCTCTAAATGTTTATCCAAGGCATATCCTCCATATCCTTTAGACCCACGCGAAAAATCAGGACCGCCATGCTCAGTTCTATGGTGAGGCATGAGATGATGCCATTCTCCGTTGGGGTCATCTAATTCCACAATTTCATGCCCACTATCATGCCGATAATGATAGGAACCACCGCGGTCATTACCTGC